GTTAGTACCATCTGTCCAATATGATAGAAGGTATGTGCCTGCTGCTGAAATAGTAGTAAGAGCAGTTGAACCTACTTTAGTTGTAGCTGCTGCTGTTACTGCATGACCACCTGTATTTACTAATAATACATATCCGCTTTGGCCTGCTGTAATGTTAGTAAATGTCAATGCAAATGTGCCTGTAGGTGTGCATTTAAAGTTATTAGTTACGTTCATGTCAAAAGAACCGTCATTATCTGTAGTAACTGTTCCTCTTTGTGATGCAGTCCATGTTTCTAAAGTTCCAAGACCACCTACATCTGTACCAATGACTAAACCTAAAGATGCTCTTGCTGAAGCTGAAGATGCTCCGCCTGTACCACCTTGTGCTACTGTAAGTGGAGTAGTGAGGCCTGTAATAGAAGTAATATCACTATTAGCACCTGAAGCAGCAGCACTTAAGTTTGATCTTGCACCTGAGGCTGTAGTAGAACCTGTACCACCTGCACCTATAGGGATAGTATCTCCACTTGCTGCTGACTGCAAATCACGAATTTGAGCCATTAGTGTTCTAATAGCATTGTTAATATTAGAAGGTGCGCAGCCCTCATCAATATTAATACCTGCAATGTCTGTGTTTAAATTTGCGCCAGCACTTGTGGATACCACGTATTACTACTTGAACTTGTTGCTGTCCATGTATCTGATCCTGGAGATATATCAGTCCATGAACTTGCACCTGCTGTTATTTCTGTCCAAGTATCACTACTTGGTGTTACATCATTCCATGACTCTGAGCCAGGTGTAATAGGAGTCCAGTTTTTACCTTGTATGATGCCATTAGCAATGATATTTGCATTGCCTGTAACACTACCTACGCCATATAAAATAGCATTAGGTGAACAAGTAAGAAGTGCTGTTCCTAATATACTTGCATTGCCTGAATACTCTACACCACCTATTGCTGATACTGTAGCATTGCCTGTAATATCTGCTGTAGATGTTCTAATTCTTAAACCATCTGCTGTAACAGTTGCACTACCTGTAATATCTGCGTCACCTAATAATATACGTATACCATTTGCTGTGACTGTAGCGTTACCTGTAATACTACCTGAGCTTTCATAGATAGCATTGCCTATGCCTGTTAATAAAGCATATCCGGTAATAGCTCCACTAGATGATACGACTTTAGCACCGTTAGCTGTGACTGTAGCTTCACCTAATATACTTGCAGAGTCAAATGTAATTCTTGTAACATTGGCCTCTAAGTCTGCATTACCTGTAATACTTGCGCTACCTGTTAATACTATTGCAGCGTTAGCAGTAACAGTTGCATTTCCTGTGATAGAACCACTATCCGTTCTAATGCGTATAGCATCTGAAGTGACAGTAGCGTCACCTGTAATACTTGCATTACCTGATAATACTCTTACGCCATCTGCTGTTACAGTAGCAGTACCATTAATAGAGCCACTATCTGTTCTTATACGTATTGCGTCTGAAGTTACTGTCGCATTACCAGTAATACTTCCTTCACCTACTAATATTTTAATACCATCTGCAGTAACGCTTGCATTACCTATTATAGCACCACTATCTGTTCTAATTCTAATAGCATTTGTAGCTACTGTAGCATCACCTGATATTGCACCGGTAGCTAAATTAAAACATGCACCAGTTGTCCATACTGGATCATCTAGTGAGAATGGTAAGTTATCTAAACTTCCAAAATAGTCTAATTGATCTAGTGTCCATGGACCACATATTGTAGTGCCATTATTATAAAACGTGTTATCTAAACTATATGGTACATTTTCCAAGCTACCATAAACGTCTAGCTCTTCTAGCGTCATTGGTACTGGCATAATTTACCTTAAGCTAATGTTACAGATAAATTGCTTGTAGCAATTTTAAATATGTCACCTGTGTCAATAGTTTTAGATGTATCTAATGCTGTATGGTAAAGTAAGTTACCAGATGTAGAAGCATCATTAATACCGATCCAGCCAATAGTTCCCCATGAAGCTGTGGCTTGTGGGAATTCTACTGCTGCACTATTTGTTGACACGCCACCGGATGGTGCGCCAAATGTAACTGCTGTTCTAGCGTATGATCCACCTGATACTTCTGTACCACTACCTGCATCTGTAGGATCTGAAGTCCATAATGATACATACACAGTTGCTGGTGATGTATATGTTGTGTTTCTTAGAGTTGCATTGATAATTGCATTTTCTAAGTAGTTTGAAATTTCTGCCATTTTGTTTTCCTTATCGTGGTGTTACGTTTAATGAAGTATATGGGTATGTTTGGCCCAAGTCGCTTGTCTTAATGTTAGCAATTGCTCTATCGTATAAAGCTGACCATGTTTGAATACGACCATCATTCATCAAATATGGCTCTGCTTCTGCTAGAGTTGCGTATAATAAAGCGTCTGGGTAGTTAGCTAGATATAAGTTACTAGCTGTTGTTGTTGATATAAATGTAGGTTGAGCATAGTATAGAATTTGAACAGTTTGTGAACCATTTGGAACAGGAGCAAACTGAAATTCAGAGCCTAACATTGTAAAAAATACAGATATACCTGAAGTCGTTGTAAGACCGTCTTTAAAGAATAAGTCTGGACTTTGATAAGCTACACGAACTACAGGGTTACCTTGTATATGTATTTCTCTAACCTCTAACATATCTGAAGGTACTGCTACAGTTCCATCACCTGCAGTTATAGGTGCAGTAGCTACTTTTAGCATCTTTTCAGTTCTTAAGTCACGTGACATTCTTGTTTGTGCTAACTGAATGAAGTCAGGTATTTGTGAACTTAAGTCTGTTCTTGCTAAGTAGTTTTCTACTACTGTAACAAATGAACTATAATTTGTAAATGCCATCTAATTGTCCCTTTAATCTTTCCCAGCATTTGTCCATCTCATCTCTATGCCATTCAGCACTAGCCAATGAGCGTAACCATTCAGTTCTATCTGGGTATTTTAAGTTTTCTATATCTTGAATTTTGTTTGAAATAGGTATGGCCGGACTATGCTCTGATACAATGACCGGAATACCACGAATACTTGCTTCTACATCTGCAACACTACCAAAACTTACTACTACATGAGCATTTTTTACAGCTTGGTTAAAGTCACCTTCACCTTTTCGCTTAACTATGATCTTGCGTTCGGTATATTTGCGTATTTCTTCTACAGTTTTATCTAACCAGTCTGCAGTTTGGTAGATATAAGCTATTTTATCAGCAGGCGGTAGTATAACTACGTTTTCACCTGATCTATATTCTTTAACTTCAGGTATTTTTCTATCTGAAGTACGCCAGTCTGTACAATGATAGTTATTTACACAAAACCTAGCCCAGTCAAGATCAAAACTTCTATGAAAGTAACCATGGTCTATGAGAATATATGGTATGTTTTGCTTTCTACATTCAATTTGTATCTTATCAGCACCACTTCCATTGCCAACAACCACAGGAATTGACTTACCGTCCCATTCTTTTGTTAAATTACCATTGCAATGCTTTTGCAAGCGCATTAAAACCTTATCTCTGCGGTCTATACCACTCAGTATTAACTGCATCTAAAACCTGTTCTACGGTAATTTGTTTTGCTTTTAAAAGGCAATGTTTACATACGCCACTATAAGTCCCACATGGCTCTGAACCGTCATGTATATTTCTATGGGTATCATATCCTAAGTGCCTCGGTGAACTAAATCCTGTCCAAATAACTACAGATGGTATACCTAAAGCTGCGGCTGCATGATGTAAACCACCATCTGTCCCTACAAAAACACTAGCTTTATTTAGTATAGCTAATGCTTCCCTGAATGTTTTTGTTTCTATCCAATTTGTGTATTTCTTAGCGCTAGAATTACCTACTTGTAACCATGGTAAGTCATGCTTAACTAACTGATCCCATTTATCCCATGCTTTATTGATAGTATGAATAAATGTACTTTTTACATTAGGCTCTATAAGTATAAATGGCTTATCAATTTGTTTATCAGCCCATGCTTTTTCTTTATCTGATAAGAATATTTCACCAAACTTGGGCCTATAGCCATCATTAAATATCATGTGGCCATCTTGTTCGCCTTTTAAATAAGGCCTGTGTTTAGGGTAATTATGAACCCATACGACATCTTTTTCTTCCGGAGATGCCATACGATAATTATTAGCAAATACTTGATCATCAAGATACATGCTAACACCATTACCAATTTTAACCTTTTTACCGGTAGCTTCGTTTGCTTCTTTGACCTCTGCTGAGGCCATGATCCAGTCACCTAGGCCCATTATATTTGACTAGTAACACTTTCAATAACTTCTTGCCATGTTTTATCATCTTGATAAATTAGTCTCATGTGACGATACCATGGCATACTAGCTTGTGCATAACGCCATTGATGCCATTTAGGTACTAAGCACCATGTTTTAACGCCCATAGCAGCGCTACAATGTAATGCTGTAGTATTTACCCCTAAAGCCATATCACATGCAGCTATAATGTTTGCTGTTTCATCATAGTCTTTTGCGTCTGTCGCAAATTCAAAGTATTTTACGCCATCAATTTTGCGTTCTACGCTATAGTCTAAACTTACTAATTGTATATCTTTACGCTTTAATAATGGCTGTAAGTCTTGTTCTGTAAGTTCACGGCCTTTAGCGTTTGTTCTAAATGTACCACCTTTGGTAGTGATACCTATAACTGTTTTACCCCATGACTTAAACATGTGCTTCCACATGTCAACCTTTTCACTATCCGGTACTAGAAAAGGAGTGCCAGGAAAAGACTTATTAGTTGTCCTAAAGAATTGAGGTAAACCACCAATGCCACATCTAGCATCAAATGTAATACCATCTAACCACTCTACATTATCTTGTTTACGAGTACCATGTACTTCAGCTTTAGGAAAGCTACGTCTAAATAATGTTTCTAGT